TTATATTATTCCACAGTAGCTCAGTGGTAGAGCTATCGGCTGTTAACCGATCGGTCGTAGGTTCGAGTCCTACCTGTGGAGCCATATTTTGGAGAGCTGTCCGAGTGGCCGAAGGAGCACGATTGGAAATCGTGTATACGGTTACCGCCGTATCAAGGGTTCAAATCCCTTGCTCTCCGCCATAACTTTTCAACGTATGGCCCGTTGGTCAAGCGGTTAAGACACCGCCCTTTCACGGCGGTAACACGGGTTCGAATCCCGTACGGGTCACCAATTTTTTTCGTTAAGAAAATAACATTTTATACATATAACTTTTTCGGAGGATTAGCTCAGCTGGGAGAGCACCTGCCTTACAAGCAGGGGGTCGGCGGTTCGAACCCGTCATCCTCCACCATTAATACTTAACTTTTTCTACATTCAAGAATTTGCTTGTAGAGGAAGAGACAGTCTTTAACTCGGACATATCGTCCGTAAGATTAATATTATCGCGGGGTGGAGCAGTCTGGTAGCTCGTTGGGCTCATAACCCAAAGGTCGCAGGTTCAAATCCTGTCCCCGCAACCAAAATGGACTCGTGGTGTAGTGGTTAACATGCCTGCCTGTCACGCAGGAGATCGCCGGTTCGACCCCGGTCGGGTCCGCCATTTTGGCTCGATAGCTCAGTCGGTAGAGCAGAGGACTGAAAATCCTCGTGTCGGCGGTTCGATTCCGTCTCGAGCCACCATTTTTTTTGCCGGTTTAGCTCAATTGGTAGAGCAACTGACTTGTAATCAGTAGGTTGGGGGTTCAAGTCCTCTAGCCGGCACCACTTTTCTTTTCAAGAACCGTAAGAAATTTCTTCTTGAAGAATAGATGAATTTGTATTAAAATAGGATTTGTCTCTCATGGAGGGGTAGCGAAGTGGCTAAACGCGGCGGACTGTAAATCCGCTCCTTTGGGTTCGGCGGTTCGAATCCGTCCCCCTCCACCATCTAAATTTTAGTTGCACATTAACAATTTAGGGGCATAGTTTAAAGGTAGAACGAAGGTCTCCAAAACCTTTGGTGTGGGTTCGATTCCTACTGCCCCTGCCATGTGGCGATTGTGGCGAAGTGGTTAACGCACCGGATTGTGATTCCGGCATTCGTGGGTTCAATTCCCATCAGTCGCCCCATATGATGGGCTATAGCCAAGTGGTAAGGCAACGGACTTTGACTCCGTCACTCGTAGGTTCGAATCCTGCTAGCCCAGCCATCAATGCGGAAGTAGTTCAGTGGTAGAATACAACCTTGCCAAGGTTGGGGTCGCGGGTTCGAATCCCGTCTTCCGCTCCATATTATCTTGTTTGTTTTCTGGCGGCATAGCCAAGTGGTAAGGCCAGGGTCTGCAAAACCCTTATCCACCGGTTCGAATCCGGTTGCCGCCTCCACTACATAATTCCCCAGCGCCGGGGTGGTGGAATTGGCAGACACACAGGACTTAAAATCCTGCGGTAGGTGACTATCGTGCCGGTTCGAGTCCGGCCCTCGGCACCATAATATTTTATAACTTAACTGCCTAATGATTAATTGCATGCCGGTGTGGCGGAATTGGCAGACGCGCACGACTCAAAATCGTGTTCCCTTGGGAGTGTCGGTTCGACCCCGACCACCGGTACCATTACATAACTTTAAACAGCATGTATAAAAGACTTCTTACGTTTGTAAGGGGTCTTTTTTTTGCGTTCTGAAATACGACTAAAATAAGCAAAAATCGTGTTCCTCGAATCGTATTCCTTATATCGTGTGATTAGGAGGTTGTAAAGTGAGAAGGCAAAATAAATTAACGGATGAAGAATTAAAGATCATTGAGAAGAAAATTACGGATGAAGAAGCATTTGATTTATTTTTCAGGGACTGTTATCTAAGGAATTTACGACCAGCCACCATTGAGTACTATAAGAATGAATTTCATGCTGCTAAAAGGATTCTGAATAAGTCTCTTGTTGAATGTACACAGTTGGACCTAGAAGCGCTAATCATTACAAGTAAAAGGTTAATGAAGGCAACGACAATAAACACTCGTTTAAGAGCTCTTAGAGCGTTCTACAACTTTCAAATAAAGAACAAATACATTTCTTCCAATCCGATGAAGAACATAAAGCTTCTCAGGGATCGTCAAAAGACAATTGAAACTTTAGACAACAACGAAATTGAGCAATTGATTAAAACAATTAGAATGAAAAAGTCATTTGTTTGTTATAGGGATGAGGTTATACTGCTTGTCTTTTTAGATACTGGTATTCGATTGTCGGAGTTAGTCGGAATTAACGTTGAGGATGTAAGGGGAAACAAAATCATTATCAGACAGACAAAGAATTTATTCGAACGTACTGTTTACCTGTCAGAAGTAACTCAGGAGCAATTAGAAAGGTATATGCAGCTAAGAGGAACGGTAAATACAGACCGTTTATTTATTAACCAAGACAATAAAGAACTGAAACCACATAGCATTCAAACGAAGTTTTCTAAGTACGGTTTACAGGCTGGAATAAGCAAAAGAGTAAGCCCCCATACCTTTAGGCATACAATGGCCAAACGAATGATTGTAGCAGGCATAGACGCGTTCTCATTAATGACGATATTAGGCCATTCAGACATGACCATAACGAAACGCTACGTAAATCTTTGGGGAGAAGATATTGAACGTAAGCACAGTCAGTTTGGAGCATTAAAAGGATTGAAACTATAATTTTACGAACGTGTGTTCGTGTTATAAAATATAAATAAAGAGATGGTATTTGAGTTTGGCGGCTCTACCATCTCCACATAAAACGCAGAAGAATTAACTTCTACATCTTTGATGATAGCAAGTCTTTTTCTTTTGTGTCAAGAAGGAGACAGTCGTATGAACCTTATATCGTTATTAAGTGGAAATGGATTTGTTATGTCAACTGTGCTCAAGTTATGAAAGCTTCAGTAATAAGAACATGTTAACAGTGAAAGATAATAAAGAATACTTCTTTCTAACAAGTGAGACCTTATTCGAAGAAACGGCTTTAACTTATAAACAACAATTAAAAGCCATTAAAGAATTGGAAGTAGCAGGCTACATTGAAACAAGAGTAATGGGCGTTCCATCAAAGAAATACTTTCGCATCACGGATAAGATTGTTGATGATCTGATGGAGGGAAAACCTAGGAATGACAAAAGGGAAGACCTGGCTGTATCAACGGTTGAAGAGGATATTGAGGACAGTTCAGAGGATATTCCTAGCCTTGACCAAAGGGAAACCCTAGGAATGACAAAAGGGCACAGCAAGCCTTTACTTAATGGCTCAAGTATTAAAAAGAAAAATAAAAAAGAACAAGATAAAAATAAAAAGATAAATAATTGTAATTACAAGAACCTTGATTCCAATGAATTTAAAAAGGTATTGATTGATTGTGCTAATGACTTTTATACTCAGTTCGCTTTGAACAGGTGGACTAAAAAGAAATGGAATACATTAATTGAAAAGTTTGCTGCCGATACAGTAGAAAGTGGACGATACATAAAAATACGTCCAGAAAAGTTAAGGGGATATGTTTATAAATCGCTTGAGATAATGGCCAACAATTCGGATTATAAGCACTCTGAGGATTTTGGAGAATATCAGAAAGCGATGGAGGAAATTGTAAGTAATTGTCGAAATTCCTTTACAAGGACTAACCTTCCTGATTGGCTTTAAAATTTACGCTGGGAGATGGTTTGTAGTGGCGCTTAAAAAGAATGTGGACGAAGTAGCAGATTTTCTAGGAGTCAAATCTTCAACAATAAAGAAGTACTATTTACTGTTTGAGCAGCAGCATAATCACAGGTTCGAGAGAAGCAAGCAGGGGAGAGTTATGTTTTCTTTGACTGATATTGAATTGTTTTATAAAGTAATTCAATTAAAGAATGAGCCTGGCATTACTGTCGCTAAAGCTGTAGCAATAGCCTTTAAAGAAATGAAAGAAGGAACACCTGATCCACTACAGAAAGTGTTCGAAGGTATATTTCAACGCATAGATGATTTGGATAATCTGATCAAAAGACAACCTAGGGCCTAGATAGCTCTCAGAGTCCCCAGATAGCCCCGTGCTAAACAAAAAAGGCATGGTTAATAAGAATATATTATTTCTAATTTATTTTACATATGGGCAATTTTAGAATCAGCTTAATTTAAAGGAGTTTTTAAAATGTCAAAAGTTCAAATGAATGCGGAAGACCTTTTTCAAGTCATCAAGGAAATGGAAAACGGTGAAAGATGGAAGTTTTTAGAAATGATGTATGATGAATACTACAAAAAAGAGTGGGAGCATGAAGAGAAATCATCTGATAAAGATGTGCTGACTTTAAAGGATGGACTCTTTTTAGCAGGAAAAATTGGTGTACTTGAAATGATGTTAAATCGTCTTCAAAAAGAAAAATAAAAAAATTTTACGATTTTGCTTTACGTTCTTGATTGAGAACCTATAATGACTCCGTATTAAAAACTAAACACTACGGAGGAATTAAAATGGAAAACACAATTACTATTCAAATTTCGGTTTATCATTGGACTATTATCGAGGAGATTATATACGAAGTTCAAATTGACAGTATCGATCAATTCCTAGCTATAACTAACCGATTTGGAGAAAAAGTAATGTATAAAAAAGATACGGATAAATATTGGTACCATGCTAGAACAATGGTTGAACGATTAATAAAAAATGAACTTTCTACCAGATCACCTTTATTAAAATTTGTAACAACTAATGACATATCTGAAATGTATGAAAGAAAACAAATGGAAGAGGAAAAAGATAGGCAAATGAAAGAAGATGCAGAACAAGCAAGGGCTGAATGGAGAATGTACAATGCGGATTTCAGCATGGAACAAATTATGGCAATGTCAGAAGACGAACTTACAACAAGATTAACACAATTATATGCTGATAGTTTCCATAATCGGAAATCTGCTGGTGATGATGATTATTATGGTCCTTTTAAAAATTACGAAGATGAAATAGCATATATTGAGCTTCAAGTATCATCTAAAATTGCTGATCAGGCCAATTCTAAAGCTTTTGAGGAAGTGTTTGGTTCCAATTCATGGATGAATCAACTTGAAATGCCTGACTTTTGACTTTCTAGAGATTATGTACTTGAGGATATTGACCAAGCATTAAATAGCTTGGTCTATTTATTATAAAATCAATATTTTATTACACATAATAAAAAGGACCAACTGGCCCTTTTTAAGTTTTTAAATAGGAGAGATTAAAGATTACTTATAAAAAGGTTGGCCTAGCTTTAATGGCACTGCCTTAACTATTTCTCTCAAAGCTTCAAGGTCGGTTTTCGGTTCTTTCCAAACATATGGTTCTAAAAGTTCAGGAACAGTTCCTTTTTTACCGTCTTCTTCGAGTACAAGGGTGATTATAGAGAAAAGCCCTTTTTTCTTTCGTTTTTCTGATATTGCATAATTAACTTCTGTCCCTAAGTAATCTTCATCCATAAAATTTGGTGTAACAAAAAAGATTGCGGCACAAGAGTCACTAAAACCTTGTTTAATACTTCTCTCTAATTCTACACCAGCATGCATTGCATCCTCATCTAGCCAAGGATCAAAGCCAAGTAGTTCAAGTGTGTTTTTAAAACTTCTGACCTTCTCCTTATCAATGCTCTTATGACTTAGAAATATTTTCATACCAACCACTCCCATAACAACCTCATGCTTTTGCAACAACTTATTCAATTCTGATTCGAAATTTTCACCATTCATTTTCAAAATTACAACTGAATCTCTAGGGGAGAGACGATTATCACTAGTAAGTTTGCTTCGAACAGTTTCTATATTTTGATTGTTTATTTCTTCCACACCGAGATTCCCAGAATTGAATTCTCTAACTGATGATGCCATCACTGCATTTGATCCGGTATCTTTGAAGATTACAATAATATAGTCCTTAAATTGCCCATTAATAATGTCGTACCCTGATAAAATAGGCCAACTATGAAATAAATTAGGGTGTCTCATTTTAATAATATCTGCATAACTGTCTCTTATCGCTTCACTTGCTGTTTTTTGCATAAGTCCCCTCCTATGTAAATCACTAGTATATAAATATTTTATCATGTTTTCCTAGATTTTCTAATTAATTGTTTTTTTATTTTAAGAAGTTATAAACTTCTAATTTCATAAAAAGACCTCAGAATTGAATCTGAGATCTCACTTTAATTATTTTTACTTCGGCTGTCTCTTTTCTTCATTAGCTTTTCTTACTCCTACTTTAATTGCTGACATTAAAAAGAACCACAAAGCTGCCCCAACCACAATCACAAATATTAATGTTGCAATTGAACTCTGTATGCCTACGATAAGAAACACTCCCCTTGCCTTATTTCTGAAATAATACCATTATCTGGTTATCGTGTGAAGAGACTGAAGTTCTTGTTTTTCTTTTTGCACAGTTTATATATCTCTTTATAATGGGAAAATCCCGAAAGTCTTGGTGCGTAAGGCTTTGTAATTAGTTTTTGCACAGTTTTTATGCAACAAGAAGATGTTTTTCAAAGAAATTCCTCCGTTTAATTTACGTTTTGTTCAAGGCAGATATATTACATATGTAATCAAAACAACGGGGGAATTTTATTATGGCAATCAAAGTAATTGACGCAATTTGTGGAGCAGGTAAAACAAGTTATGCAATTCAAATGATGAACGATTTTAGTAAAGCTGGGTTTGGAGCAGACGGAGAATTTTATACAAGCGAAAAGAAGTTTATATATGTGACTCCTTTCTTATCTGAAGTTGAACGAGTCCTCAATAGCACCAAGGCAGAGTTTTCTGAACCAGTTAAGAAGAACGGCTCTAAATATGAACATGTGAAAAAGCTTATTGAAGATGGAAAATCGATCGTGATGACACATGAGCTCTTTTCAAGATTAGATGAAGACACTTTGAGTGACATCGAGTTTGAAGAATATACACTAATTATGGATGAAGTGGCGAATGTTTTAGAGCAAGTGCAAACTTATTCAAAGGATATTGAGTACCTCCTAAAAGCGAACGCTATTGAGATAAACTTCAATAATGAAATAATTTGGATCGATGATGAATATGAAGTAACTGATGATGGAAGATATAGGGACATAAAAGTTCTGTCTGAGCGAGGGAACTTATTTATGGACAATGGAAACGTAGTATTTTGGACAATGCCAGTTCAGTCCTTCTTATGCTTCGAAGATGTTTATTTACTCACTTATTTGTTCGATGGTCAGATTCAAAAATACTACTATGACATGCATGAGGTTGAGTATGAGAAGTTTTCTATCCTAAAGAATGCAGAAGAGCGATACGAATTAGTAGAATACAACTCTCTTCTTGAACCAAGAGATGAAATTGAAGATTTACTAAATATCTACGAAGATTATCAATTATCGACTGGAAGAAAAAGCTCCCTTAACTCCAACTTTGACAGTCGTAAAAATGCAAATGAATATTTCCAACTTTCGGGCACTTGGTTAAAGAAGGCTTCTGAAGAAGACTTGAGTCAATTAAGAAAAAATTTAGTATCTTACTTTAGAAATCAATGTCCAACTGATAACGATAAAATTTTTTGGACAACTCTTAAATCAGTTGCACCCAAAATAAAAAATGTTAAATGTAAATTAAATAAGAAAGATGATCGTTCCAAAGACAATTATGTTCCCCTCAACATAAGGGCAACCAACGATTACGCTGATTGCACTTCTATGGCTTATGTCTATAATCGATTTATGAATCCGATTGAAAAAAACTTCTTTACTAATAGAGGGATTACAGTTGACCAGGATCAACTTGCAATGTCTGATTTGATTCAATTTTTATTCAGAGGTTGTATCAGAAAAGGGGAACCAATGAACTGCTATATTCCATCTTCTAGAATGAGGGATTTACTTGAACAATGGTTCTCTTATGAAGAAGGTAACAAACAATATGAGAGAGAATAACGCATGATTTCAAGAACTTTCAAAATAAGTGTACAGTAAGTACGAGTTAAGTATATATATTATAGAAGAGTTGCTAGACTTAGCAATTTCTTCTCTTTCAATTTTTTCTCTGTCTCTTTTGACGGGCTTCTAAGTTGGGCAATACGAGGATAACAGGGCCACTCCTTCCCTGTTAGATCTCCCCCTGAGTGAGTCAGGTCTTCTCCGATTCCTGGCTCTTTAGTGTGAATTTTCGCGTATCTTCGGATGCCAAACATATATGAGTTGTCATTAATACTCCTTTTCTTTCTTCTTTACATCACGTTCATCTTTTCTTTGTTGGTTTAGTCTTTCAGAAATGTAAGTCGAAGTATTCAAAGTAGAGTGGGATCTACAGCTTGAATACAAACCGTTCGAGAGTTCATTTTCAAGATGTTCTCTCGAATCTTTTTTTATTGTATTTCTATTTAAGTGGATTTGGCGTCTAATATTACATGGAAACGGCCCTTTCTGTAAAATCCATCACAGCGGAAGTGACGAGATTTTAGGCTTCTTGCCCATAGCCAATACAACATAATGAATTCCTCCGAGTTCTTATAAGTTACAAGCTAAATCCACGTTAAATAGGAATATAAGCTTAGCGTCCTTCGGGATGCAATAGAGAGAAAGCTGCTCGGCTGCTCTTCTATTTATATATATACAAAAGTCTGCGGGGTTAAGAATCAAGTACGCCATGACGGTTTAAAAACCCGAGCGACTGATTGTTAACGAAATGAGACTTCTTCCATGTGAAGAGGTCTTTTTTATTTTTATTAAAGACTAAATTGAGGCGTACTCCGATTCGTCTTCAGTAGTTGTCATAGTAGTTGGCAGTGTTGCTCAGGAACCCGTCATTATTCTTGGGCAGCATCCTTTCTTTAGTTTTTAATAAGAATAGAAATTTGTACGAGGGTCCATCACTCTCGTATCATGCTGCAATATCATACTTATCTGCGTGATCTTCTTTCGAGGCGTGTCTTAGATACGCCTTCTTAATTTAAACATTCTGTGCAGCTCGGTTGTCGCTGCATCCAAAAAAATACAAGATATTGATGTCTCTTGTCTGAGACAACCATATCTAACTTCCCGATTGATTTTGAAAAAGTAATTAGGCGTGTCCATGCAGGGGGATACGTCTTTTTATTTTTTTGCCATTTTTTAAAGTTGCTTACAAGAGCAACAACAAATTTTACGGAGGTGATGAGCTTATGAAAGACATGGAATTACGTTTCAAGGATGCCGAGTTGCGTGCTAAAGAAGACGGGACGATGACAGTATCTGGTTATGTGAATAAAACAGGGCAACTGAGTGAAGTGCTCGGAACTGCTAAAAGATTCGTTGAGAAGATCGCTAAAGGTGCGTTTGCTCGATCAATCCAAAACGCTCAAAAAGATATTGACTTTCTTGCTGAGCATAACAGCAAACAAATCTTATCATCAACTCGAAATAATTCGCTTCATCTTAAAGAAGATGATCAAGGGTTATGGATGTCTGCTACGATCGCTCCAACTTCTTACGGTAAAGATTACTATGAGCTGATCAAATCTGGAATCCATCGCAACATGTCATTTGGATTTAGAACTGTTCGTGATTCATGGAAATCGCTTGGCAATGGTCTTTTTGAAAGAACGATCGAAGAGCTTGAATTGTTTGAAGTTTCCGTTGTTCGTGATCCGGCGTACAGCCAGTCAACTATTGCGGCTCGAGGCATCAATGTTGTAGAAGAAGTTGACGTACCAGCAGAGGCACAAATTAAAAAGTCAGAACATTCTGACGAAAAGGAGAAAACAAATATGAAAACAGAACATCGATATGGTCAAAGAAAAGAAGATATTAAGGCTGAACAGCGTAAAGCAGATTATGCAGAATTTACGTCAATGGTTATAGAAGAACGTGATTTACAACAAACTGGACAAGCTACCTCAGTTATTCCAGAAAACGTTGCCGATCTAATCGTCAAGAAGATGGAAGATACAGCACCAGTATTCGCCCGTGTGAAAAAGTTCCCTTCTATTCCAGGAAGATTAAGTATTCCTAAAGAAAGTTTTGAATTCGATGCTGGATTTGTCGGTGAAGGCCAGAATATTGTTGAAGGTGCTATTGCTCTTGGAGACGTTAAGTTAGAACAAAAACGATATGGTGCAGTTGTTACTCTCAGCAATCAGCTCCTCAATGATGCAGCCATTAACATGGTAGATTATGTAGCTGAACTACTTGGCAGAAGAGTTGCTAAAGCAGCCGAAAAATCAATTCTAGTTGGTAACACAGCTGATGAATTCCGTGGAATCATCTATGATGCTGACCTTCAGGCAAAAGCAATCACTGTTAACACACTCAATGACCTATATATGGATCAATTACTCGATCTTTATAATTCTGTTCCACCAGAAGCTTTAGTTGGTTCAGCTTACATTATGTCAAAGTCAGCTTTTAACAGAGTCAGCAGACTAAGAGATGGTGCAGGTCACTTTTTCGTACAAAATGGCGTAGTTAATGGTCGTCCAACTCGTACATTGTTCGGTGCAGAAATTTTTGTTACAGATTCTCTTCCTGCCACTACTCCAATCGTCTTCGGAAATCTAGACATGGGATATGCGTTGATGATCAAGAAAGCTCAAGGATTGCAAGTCATTCAAGATACTGAAAACTCACTCCGAGGATCAAAAATGTTCCTGCTAGATGTTTATGCGGATGGAGCAGTATACAATCCAGATGCTTTAGCAGTATTGAACGTAACTGCTTAACTATAACTTCATATGTGAAATACTTCACAACTCGGAAGTCAGTTAACCCTGGCTTCCTTTTTTAATTCAATCAAAAGAAAGAAGGAAATTAAACAATGGCAAAGCTCAGCGGTATGAAAGTAAAGCTATTTGTAAAGGACCCTACTACAGGGAAGTTACTCGCAGGACAACGTAATGCATCTCTTAGTCGTTCAGCAGAATCAGTTGATGCAACGTCCAAAGACACGGCTGGGTTTTGGAAGGAATCAATCGCAGGTTTCAAGGAATGGAGTATAGATGCAGAGGGCGCTTATGTAGAATCAGATGAAGCATACGCTCTATTAGAGACAGCCTTCCTTAATAGCGAGAATGTAGATATCTACCTGGAGTTCCCATCAGGTGCTAAGTATGAAGGGAATGCTACTATTGTAGACTCCAGTCTTGAGCTTCCATATGATGATCTCGTTACTTACAGCCTCAGCTTCCAGGGTAATGGTGCATTAGCATTAATACCAGCAGTTTAATCTAATCAACTGAGGAAGGTGTATTTGGCAATTAAAAAATGCTATAAATGGCAGTATCTTTTATGAATGTAAAAAGAGCCAAAATACGCAAGTAGTGCATGAAAACTTGCATATTTTAGGCTCTTTAATTTTATTCCTTATTGTGTTAAAGCACCCGTTTGTTAAATAAGAACTAGCATTTTATTTAATCGATTTTTCCAGCTTGTCCAAACGGATTACTAGATTTTGCATAAGATAAATTGAGAGACAGGTTAAACCTTTTTTCTCAATTTATAACGGTTTGGAGGGATTTTTATGTCGTCCAAAAAGAAAAAACACTGT